CGTGCTAGGCGCTCCTCTTTCACTGCCTGCTCGGCAGCCGCAGCCTTCTGCTCCAGATCACGAATCTTGGCCTGAGCCCGTTCGATCTCCGTCATAGAAGCCTGCTCCTGCTCCGCCTTCCAGCGAGCGAGTTCATCCGCGCGGGCCTTGATCTCATCAAGTTCCTTCTTCGTCGCGGTGAGCGCCTGATCCTTGCCTGCTAGGCGCTTTTTCCAAGTGGTGATGTCGCTCTCGTTGTCAGTGACAGAGGCGTTCTCCGCGACAGGCGCGGATGCATTCTGCGACTCGGCAACTGGGCTATTCACGACTTCGTCAGCCACAGCATTTCTCCTAACTTACTTCCGCCGACTGGAACTTCCAGCCGGTACATATTTACGGGTTGCGGATCTCGTCGATCCTCTTCATCAGTTCGGGCTGCAAGTTCTCGGAGAACTGCTGAATGCCCTGCTGAATATTCTGATTAATGTTCGTAGAGTTCTGGAACCCCTGAAGTCCCTCAAGTAGGTTACGGGCTTGCCCAACGGCAGAGGCGCGCACCAGCGTTGATCCAGCTTCGGTAAGCGCGGGTGCCAACTCGCCTGGGGTGAGGGCAGTTCCCTTGAGCCCTGGCTGCATCAAGCCCTTCCTTGCGGTGGCCGAGAAGCTGAACCCCATATTGTTTGGCGTGGCAGGGAAAATGTTGGATACCGCCCAGATCAGCGCGTCGTTCTGGAGCAACTGATCCAGCACGTCCTGGTCGCTGTTCATCCGATTGTCGGCGTACTCCATCACCTTCATCCAGTTGATGTATCCCCACGCCGGCAGCACAATCCCACGAGGGCCAGGGGTAAGGAACATAATCCGCATCATCGACGGGATCGCCTTCTGCACCATATACGAGTACGGATAGAGTCCAAGGAACGGATGGTTGATGCTGCGCTCAAACCACGTTCGGTAATTGGAGAAGTACTGAGCCTTGTCGGCAAGGCGAGCGCCTCGCTCAATGGCAACCTCGTACGCTCCGATCACCACGTTGGCAAGGTCGTTGGCAGTCTTCTCCGCAGCAACAGCAGCGTCGGCGGCGGACATGCCTCGCGTCGCCATATACGACTCGGCAATCTTTGCCTTCATCGAGTTGGAGGCCAGACCGCGTGCGATACCGCCATTGCGGGCAATGTGCCGCGCAAGGAGCGCAGGGTCTGAGTGCATCATATACTCCTCAAGGAGCAACTGCACGACGTCCTCTGCTCGTGTCACGCCGTAGTGGAGAGCCAGTTCGTTAAGCGCCCGTGGGGCAGCTTGATGGATGAGGTCAATCACCTCGCGCGAGGCGAAGCGGTCGGCCATCATATCGCGTGCCGCTTCCTTGACGATGCGAACATCGTCGGTGCTGAGGGCAGTACTCTTGAATGCCCTGATACGATTGGCAACGCGGTTGCGCCACGTCGGAGCCGACTCCAGCGCGGTGAAGGTATTCTTTGCCACGCGCCTAGATACAAGGATTGCTCCGTCCGCAAACTCTCGGTTTACGTTGGACTGCGCCCGGTACCCGCGAGAGAGCGTAGCGCCCCGCACCTCTTCGTCTACGATGTCGGCAAGTTCCTTGCGCATATTGTAGACGAACAACTGGAACTTCGTCTCAAACCGCTCCAGTACGAGGTTGAAGTACGGGTTGACACGACCGAACTTGACGTTTGGATAGATAATATCCGTTAGCACCGTGATTGCTGGGAACACAGCCTTTACTCGTCCAGTAACGCCGCTGGTCAGACCGGCAACAGAGAAGTCTCCAGCAGCTGCGCTGAGGATTTCCTTGATTGGCTCGGAGCCAGAATCAAGGAGTCTTGAGAGTTCTGCGCGGGTCATATTCCCACTTGCAACGAAGATTTCCTCAATCTGGCGCTTGTCGAGGAATAGCGCCTGTGGTCGAAGGTTGCGCTCTGCTGCATAGCTGTTGATCTCCGCAAGGATCTTCCTTGCTCGGTTGACGGAAATGCCAGACTTCTGAACAACAGAGGTGACGAACCGCTCAGCGTAGTTGGTCTTTGTAAGTTCTGGGCCATATGCTCGCGTGAACTTATCGACGATGTTGTCCATCGCCGTTGGTCGCAACTTGTTGGCAGCAAGTCCATCAATCGCCTGAACAGCCTCAGTGTCAAGGGTGTCGGCAAATGGCAAGAGCACATCCTGCCAAGACTCCGTTCCGTCTGCTGCTGACTTTAGCACATTGGCACGGATAGCGCCAGACTCTGGTGCCATTCCCAGCTTGTATCCCTGCGTCTCAAGAGTATTCTTCAGAGCGACAACGGCGGCGTGGTCGCCGCTCTTCTTCGCCAACTCTATGATCTGCGCCATTTCGTCGCTGGTAAGTTCGCGGACAGCAAGACCCTCGGTCTTTTCCACGAATCTGAAGACATCCTCGTAGGTATCCTTGCCCTTGATGAATCGTGTAGAAAGATCGTCGTACCTGTCAATCAGCCCATCGGAGAGCTTCTTCATCTCCTCTTTGATTGCCGCAGACTCCACGTCGTCGGCTGCTGCCGCTAGGCGACCGCGAAGCGCCGTGATCTCCGCCTTGATGACCTTGATCTCTCGCTCGGTGATGCTTCGAGCGGAAATGATCGTGAGGTTCTTGAACTTGTCGGTGAGTCGAGAGCGAACGGCAGCAAGGCTGCGAACGGCCTGACCGTAGTTTGCGCCGCGAGCGATAGAGAGGACGTCCTGCATCTTGCGGATGTCCTTGCCGTACTGACCAATAGCCCAGTCGGCAAAGGCGATGGCATCCTCTTCCTTCATCCCGAATCCGCCCATCATATCCTGGATAAGTTCGGTTCGTCCCTTGCTTGCCACTCCGTCAGTGATGATGCTTTGCGCGGCTGCAAGTCGCTCGCTCTTGTTTTGAAGGAGGACTCGGTAGGCCTCTTCGTATGCCATTCGTGAGTCAAGCGCCTGTCGGAACGAGGCGATAGCCTTCATCGCCGGTGCGCGCTCGGTGACCATCCAGTTAGCGTGTCCGCTTCCAAGCTTGTCGCGCAGGCCGATGATCTCTGGGTTGCGAAGCAACTGGTCTGGCCTGGTTCCGGCGGCGATCTCCGACTCGATGGTAGCAATCAATTTCTGCTGATCATCAACGCTGAACCCAGACTTCTCCATCACCTGCGAGAGCGAGAGATCAGTACCCTCGATCTTTTGGGCGAGAACCTCAGCAACGCTCTTTGCGCCCGCTACCCCTTCTCGCGCTTTTCGAATCGTGTCGTCAAGGTACGAGACGGCGCTCTTGGCAAAGGTCTCTGAGTTGGTGCGCCGAATGGCGGCAACGACGCGCACCATACCTGACTTGGCAGCGTTGGCTGCGGTGACCGCGAAGTTCCTTAGCCCACGCTCGGCAACGTCTCGCGTACCACCAGTGAGGAGCACGATGCGATCCATCGCCTGCGAAGCAACGCCAGAGTCGTGGACAACGTGAATTGCTCTAGCAGCCTGAGCTGCTGGAACTGAGGCAAACTTCTTCGTGAACTGCTTCAGATTTCCCATCGTGGCGTCGTAAACCTTGCCAGCCCAGCCCCAGTCCTTGCTGAACTTTTCTGCCTTCTGAAGGTCTTCCAGCAACTTGGCATCTCCAAGGCGTCGAGCCTCCTCGATGGGCTTGGCAAAGCCAGACTCGTAGATCTTTGCAAACTCAGAGGCGGTAGCTCCAATCTTGGAGAACTTCCCAACAGCAGGGGCAATGAGGTTTACTGGGTCAAGGATCAGTGACCAGATAAAGTTGTGCGCTCCGTCTGCTGAGAACCCAGCGTTAGATTCTGCAAGGTTAGTAGCAGCCTGCTCGATAGTTGCTCCGCCGTTAACGGCCTGAAGGGCGGATGCAGGAGCCTCGCCAAAAACGTTGGTGATCCAGTCATTCTGACCCCTGCGGGTAGAGATGATACGAGCTTCGGCAACTTTCTGCTCCACGAATCGACTCGGTGCCCCAAGGATATTGAGCCCGACCGCAAGAGGAGTCCCTGCAACCTCAAGCCCACGAACAGCAGCCTGCGCCAGATTTGAGTCGCCAATCTTGATGCTCTCAAGAAGGCTTACTCCGCGACCGATGGTGTTGTCTGCAATGCTTCCAACGAATCCGATCAACGGCTTGGTGATTCCACCAACGACGGGAAGGTTCTCCGCAATGGAGACGAGTCCCTTGCCGACGCCGATGAATCCAGCGTTGAGATTGCCAGCAGATTGAATCAGCCCGTGTCCAGGATCAGTGATCCCGAATGCCACCTTGCCAGCATTGGGGATATCTGAAGAGGTGGAAGTGGAGATGGGACTATACGTTGGTCGAGATGGAGCTGCGGAAGATCCTCCTGGCGTATAGGGGCTAGGCATTAAACGCCACCTCCGCCCTTACCGGCACTGTTGATTGGTGTAAGAGACGCAGACTGAGCATTGAGCCGAATCAGCGTATCGCGGCGCTCAAGCAACGAATCTCCAGCAACACCCATTAGGTCCTTTGACCCAAGCGGAGTAAGCGCCTGGGAGATTGGCGCAATCGGCTTTGGCGGAGCAATAGGAGTCAACGGTTGGAACGAGAGCGGAGCCGAAGTTGGAACCGTCAACTGCTGTGGAGTTGGCAGGGTCGATGGGGCAAGATTCCTAAAGAATGGATTGCCAGCGACCGGATTTGCCGGAGCGTATCCCCTAGACTGTGCCCAGTTGACATTTGCAGTATTTGCAAACTTATTCTCTCGGAAGTCAACTACTGGCTGAAGGTTATTTCCCTGGAAGAAATCCTGAACTCCCTGCACAATGTTTGACGGAATGGAAAGGAAGGACAGTATCCCGCTCTGATCCCTGCCACCCATCACAGACTCCAATCCGGTTAGCTGCTGCTGATCTGCGTACTGAGGCTTAAGAGCCCAAATTCCATCACTTGTTTCCGTGTAGAACTTTGCCTTCGTTCGGAGGAAGTCAGCATAATCGGACTTACCCTGTGAATCAGCAATGGCAATCTTAGTGTCAAGTGACTGCTTGCTGCTCGGCTCCATACTCATTGCAACAGAGTCAAGCATATTTGCGTCAGACACCATCTTGTTGATGTTGTCGTCAACGATTTGCCTTGAAGAATTGTCGAGACCGCCGACAACTGCAGATACGGCCTGAGCGCCAGCACGAAGAGATTCTGCGTCCAGCTTCTGAATCTCAGCGAGCGGAGTTTCCCCAATAACCTCAGGAATCTTACGCATCAGATTATCGTATGAAACGATGGGAGCAGCGCCCTTGTTGTCGCTTGTTTCAGTCATACCGTCGGCAACAGAAACCTTTCCGGTATCATCAACGGTATATGCAGAAGTGTCCCACTCATTTCCATTTGGATCGATTAGAACGATTCCATCTTCGGTTTGATATGCACCCAAACCAAGCCTACTACCATCTACGGAGTCTCCCTTATAGATTTGTACCTTGGCGTATAGCTGTCCGTCAAAAGTTCGATCCAATACAATCTTATGATAATATCCAGCACTAACTCCCTTGTTGATTGGAGTGCTTGCGTTAAACGTGCCAGAGTTTTTGTCATATACAAGAACCTTTTGACCGGACATAATCTGATTGGCATTATCGTCAGTAGCAAAGATGTTTTGAGGGCTCGTGGCAATCTTGGCCTTGTCAAGTTCTGTGCCATCTTCATTGTATGTTGAGATATTTGTTCTGCCATCGCCCCTACCCTGAAGGGCATCGAGTTGCGCCTGCACTAGGTCTGCAACGTCCTGTGTTGCGCTGCCAATCGGAACTTTTCCAAAGATCGTCTTAAGTTCGTTGTTTCCATTGAGAACGTTCTTTAGATAATTGATATATTCATCATTGAGGCTGCGAAGTTTCACCTCGTCGCCAAGAGCCTCTCCGCTCATCTTCTTCCACTGATCATCAATGTGCTTGAGAACACCGAGAACGTTTGTTCCGCCCGCGATGTTGTCGGCCCATACCCACTTGCTGTAATTGCTGTCTACGCCAATAGAAGCCAGATAGTCAGCTTGATCTCTACCCTTTCCTACCGTTGTGCGGAAGACGTCACGAAGAGACTGGCCGTCAGTAATCCCAAGTCGAAGCAACGACTGCGGAACGCTAGAAGGATTATTGTCAAGAAGGTCAGCGGCTGCCTCTACATAGTCTGGATTGTCCGTGATATCATTGAGGATAGACGAAAGCGTTTTAGAGTCCCCAAAGTTGAATTTCTTATCCGTTCCAACCAGGGCGCTGATTCCATTCCAAAGAGCGGTAATGTCAGAGCCGATGGCGTCAAGTTTTGTTGATGCTGCTCCTCCGCCGGAAACTCGCGTGATTCGACCAAGCTCAGCAGAGATGTCGGCATACAGGGCTCCAATCTTGGGAACTCCGGCAGCAAGCATAGCATCGCGGAATGACTTGATCCACTTGATATAGGCAGATTTGCTCATCTCACCGCCGATAACAAGATTATTGCGTCGGGTTGCCTCGGACTTCCACTCTGCTGAGTAGGAATCAATCTTCATTGCTTGATATTGCGGATCATCTGGGCTCACCATTGAAAGTGCCTGGTCAGACATTACGCGGAACTGATCAAGGGTGATTACGCCACGAATAAGGTCGTCTCCACGATAGTTGATATAGTTCCGAGAGAATGCTGCCAACGCGCTATCAAACACAACGCTGTCATTCGGGTCAGTGGATTCCTTTGCGCGACCATTCAAGAATTCGACAATGGCCTGGAAGTTTCCTCCAAGGCTGGCGCTAAACTCATTCTGAAGAATCTTGTAGGTTCGGTTGATGTCAAAGTTGTTTGCCTGCTCAACCTTCTGTTGTACCAGTTCCCAGCCAGAGGTGCCAGGCTCTTCGCCAGTTAGGTCTGCCCACTTCGCGTAGAACGCCTTGACGTCAGCCATCGTCGGAACAGAGCCGTTGTACTGCATCCCGCCGTAGAAGGCGTCCATCAACGCCTTCTCTTCCTGCGCCTGCTGCTGCGAGACGAGCTGACGGATCAGCGCGGAGAGATTGCTCGTTCCAGTATCAGAGCGTCCGAATCGTCCTCGTGCTGCCATCAGGCGGGTACCTCATTGGTCGCGGTCGGGGCTGGGACCAGATTCTGTGCGCCCGGAGCCGCCGCATTGGCTGGGAGCATTTCAGGCGGCAACTGCGCCTGGTTCTCTGGCTGGTTCAAGGACTGTGATCCTGGCACGCCAGGGTTCAGCGTCATTGCAGCGTTCGATGCCTGGGCTTGCGCCTGATCCATCTGCATCTGCAACTGCTGCTGCTGGGCCGCCTGAGCAGCCTGCTGGTCCGCCATATTCATCTGCTTGAAGGTTCCGATGACGTTTGCCATCGTCGCCACAGAGGCAGGGTTGAGCGTGGCGTCGGTCTGCTCGTCGCGGATGAGCTCCTTCTCTCCAATCGGATCTTCCACTCCAACGCGATCCATCGCACGCTCTGCCGACCAGAGTCGGTTCTGCACCAGGTTGATCGCGGTGCTGGCAAGTTCCAGCGTGTCGCGCGGGGTAAGTTCTGGGGCAACGATCTCGATGCGATATTCGCCACCAAGAAGCGACGCAACCGCAGGCTCCTTCGCCTCCCAGATGCGCGCAGACATCTCCCAGACCTTCTTCATCCAGTTGTAGAAGACCTTGCGCTTCGGGGCAAGGCGAGACTCGTAGTTAGCAATGAGCGCCGCGATGGCGCGTGACGAGCCGAGCACCTGCGCTGGGGCGAGGCCGAGGAGCAGGTCGTTGAGACCCGTCGCTACGGTCAACTCGCGGTCCACGCGCTGGATGTACTGCTCGATCTGGAAGTTCGGGATGAACGGCTGGATGGATTCAATGCGGTTGCCAGGTCCAGGGGCAGCGATGCGTCCCGGCTTCGGCAGCGCGTTCGGCGGTACCTCGTCAGGTGCGTCGGCACCGATGAGTTGCCACATCTGACCACCGACCACGGACTGGATCATCTGCGCCATCGCCGTCACACGCTCGTCCTTCTCGCGGAGGAGCTGCTCGGCATCATAGAGCGCAGGCTTCCCGTACGGGCTGCCTGGGATCTTGTCGTTCGGGAGGTGGACGTATGGGATCTGACCGCCGTACTCTGGGTGCGCGTCATTCTTGACGAGCGAGTTGCCGACGTAGATCGCGTTGTAGACGAGCGGGGCGCGACCCTCACCCTGCGGCACCTTGTACCAGTAGTCGTAGACCTCAATCTGCATCTGCTCGTAGGCAGTCTCTCGGCGGAGCGGGTTGCGCTCCCACGAGTTCGCCCAGACGTTGGCAATCGGGTCGGAGTGCGTGCCGCGCGTGGTGTACGGGAACCACTTCTCTCCCTGCTTCACCGGAATCACATCAAGCGCCCAGTCTTCCTGGATCGCCTGCGGGCTCATCCCGTAGGTGTAGAGCGCCCAGTCGAGGCGGCTGTAGTCGCTGTTGCCGAAGCCGAGGTAGAGGTTCTCAGGGCGCTCGATGACGGCAACCTTCGGGATGCGCTCAATCGGGTCCCAGTAGATCTTGCCCGCCGTGTGGCCGTAGAGTTCCTTGAGGAGCGTGGCGCTCTCGTGGAGCAGGTCCATCTCGTTGGCATCCCACCAGCGGAAGTAGAGTTGTTCACGGAGTTGCGCAGCCTGACGATCCTCCTTCGTGGAGCCTGTCGGAACGTAGTTGACGACAGGGCGCACCGCCTGAATGGCGGCAGGAATCTGGACGTAGGCGTGGTGAACGTTGACTGAGACGTGAGCGCGGCCAGAGAGGCGGGCGCTTGGGTCGTCCGACCAGTGGTCTGCACCACCGAGCGTCATCGTCTGCGGGTGGTAGAGGTTGTCCATTCGGCGGAACAGCGCACGGAGGCGGTTCTGCTCTGGGTCTACGAGTTGCTTGCGACCAAGGATCTCGGAGAGGAGGAGGTATTCCTCGGACTTGTCGGCAGCCTGCTGGCGACCATTGAGGTACGACTCCAGCATCTTGAGCGCGGCAGATTCCTCTGCGCGGAGCTTCTTGATGTCAGGCTTGATGCCGCCAGTGCCAGCGCCGCCAAGGATGCCGTCCATAAAGGTGCGCGGTGCCTTGGTCGGAGCCTTGGAGGTGGCGTTGAGCCCGATGGGGCTGGTCGGGACGGAGCCGATCCCGCCGATGCCGAGGTTGCCTGCGCCGTTCGGGGCGCGGCGGACGTTGCCGCCAGCGGATCGGGTGTTGGTCGGGGTGGTCGCAAGCGGCGCTACGCGATCAAGGGGATCGGAGATCTTGGCACCAGCCTGAAGGCGGGCGGCCTTGTCGAGCGCCTTGCCAATAGCAGCAATCTGCTCTGGCGTTGCGACCTCTGGGTCAGTCGTATACTGACCCGGTACTCCTCGCGTTCCCTCGAACGCCGCTGGGATCTTGCGAACCTTAGCCATCAGTCACTCACTCCAAAATAGGTGAAGGTCGGATTTCCCACGCCCTTCTCAGGATTCCTCAGAGCGTGACGGACGGCGATGGCGAGCGCCATCACCGCATCCTGCTCCAACTTCTTATCGTCCAGTTTGTAGATCAACAGTTGCCTCTTCAATTCATCCCAGGCCCCGCCGATGGGGAGTACAAGTTGTCCCTTGTCGATGACCGCCTTCAGGTCGTTGAGGAGTTCCACCTTCTTCGCCTTCGTGCCGCCGAAGTCAAATCCTCGGAGCGGGCGGATCATTGAGAACTCCTGCTGGAAGAGCCGACCACCAAGACCCGTGGAGTCCACGATGGTGGTGCAGAAGGCACCGTCCTGGCTGTAGAGGAGATGGCCCTCGCGGACCATATTCACCACCGCAGAGATGCTCTGCTTGCCGCCGCGCTTCCTGATCCGCACGCCGCGAATCTTGGCGCGTTCCGTGATGTCCAGCGTGATCGCCCACGTCGCATCGTGTGAGATGCCGGGGTCTACGCCTTGGACGTAGCGGTGGTTCTTGACGGGCTTTGCCTCATCCTCAAGCTGCTGGTATGCAGCGAGAATGGACTGGCTCCAGAAGAAGGCGTCTCGCGCCTCGATGAAGAATCCGTCAATGTTCTGCGGGATGAGGTACTCAGCCTGCTGGCGGATCACATCGTCGAAGTTGTTCTGCGTCAGACCGTAGCCGACGTTGTCGCGGGTGGAGAGTCGGAACGAGATGAACTTGTCGTCTCGCGCTGGGTTCTCTGGATTCCCGCGCTCCCAGAGTTCGGCGTAGTCGTTGATCCCCTCGCTCGGTGTCCCAATGAAGTGAAGCGGACCACCGGTGGAGAGTCGACGGAGGTTGAGGACCTCTTGGTAGATCATCACGAGGTGCGGCTCAAACGCCGCCTCGTCGAAGGAGATCCCGTTCATATCCTTACCGAGGAGCGCCTTGGCGCGGTCCTGGGTGGTGCGGAAGTGGATGCTCGCTCCACCGACCACGGGATTGAACTTTACCCAGGCATACTCACCGCGATACTTCTTCTGAGTATCGATGACCTTGCCGAGTTCCTTGACTATAGCACATCCGCGCCCCTTCTGTGCTGGGTGGGAGCCAGAGAGGATGGTCTCTATCTCGCGGAAGACGAGTTCCGCCGTCTCCTGCTGGATGCCGACGTGGTACCACTCGTATGGAGTGTCCAGCCACTTTCGGTAGGACTCAGGATCTCCAGCCACGGGGCTTGAGAGGCCCAGCTTGTAGAGGGCGTGGTGGAGGCAGACAACTGCCATGGCGAGCGTCTTACCCGCGCGGTTACCTGCCGATACGACGGTTGTGATGTAGCGAGGACGATATCCCGTTTCGTCTCTTTCCGCACAGGCTTTCCACCAGCGGACCTGACCGGGGTTTCCGTCAATACCCAGCCACCGTCTGGCGAAGAACTCGATGTCGCCTCGGCCCTTCGCAAGATCAGCGGCAACCGCATTGTTAAGAGTTCTCAACCTTTCTTCGCTTCCAGCCGCTTGCTGATCGCCTTCGCCTTGGTGCGGGCATCAGCCTTGCTGGAAGCGCCCCAGACCCGGAGCGAGAGAAGGAGTCGGGTCGGCTTCCCCTTCTCATCACGCTCCGGGCCGGGCATATTTCCCATCCTTGCGAGGAACGAGGCACGGCGCGGGTTGTCCCCGCTCTTCACTGGAGCACGGAGGGTGCCACCAGTCTGTGCCTTGTACGACGCCCGACCCTTCGCGTTCAGTCCGCCCTTGGGGTTCTTCCCCTCAGCTCGCTGCCACGCTGCTGACTTCGGCATCAGGCCCCTCGACCGAATGCCTCGTCGTTCGGGTTCAGCCAGCGGAGGATCACAGGGATCACCGCAGCGACGCCCGCATTGAATACCGACTTGAGGATCTCGCCGTTGACATCAAACGCAGCCACGCCGAGGGCGAGGTACTGCGCGACACAGGCAGCCGCAAACGAGCGACCCCACGATGCGAGGATAGCCTTGGTCTTGTTGCTCATAACTCTCCTTATTTCTTGATGATGACGCACCGCTCATGCGGAGCATCGCCCTTTGAGGACGCAATATTTTTGACGTCCTTTTCCGTCACAAGGACGGCAAACTTCTCATTTCCGACCCCTGAGAAGGTAGGGTCTGCGAACTGCCAGCCAAGGGCGGAGTCATAGACTGCGCAGGTCATATGGCCGTAGGTGGCCCCTGCGTGACGCCCCACATACCGCTTGTGCCAGGCAGAGATTGCCTGCGGCGGGTAACCCTTGGCTGCATTCACATTGATGACGATGGACGCGCCAGCCTTGGCGCTTGCGACGACGTCTGCCCAGTCCTTGGCCCAGCGACCCTTCGCGCCAAGTTCCTTGCAGGTCTTGATGATCTCGGAGAGGGTGGTGCCGTTGTCCGCGACGCCAGGCTGATCCTTCTTGCCCGTCGCCTTCTCCTTGGCCTTGATTCCGTCTCCAGCGTTGAAGGAGGTACCGAGTACCCAGTTCACGGCTGCTGCGGATGACGCGCAGCCGCAGTCGTCAAGGATGCCGCCCTTCTCGACGTAGGGGAGCTGGGAAACGATCTTAAGACGCGGCATCGATCTCCTTCACTTCGGTCGCTTCAAGAACTTCGTAGGTTGCCCCACCTCCGAGAATGCCGGCGAGGGTGAGCGCGATCTCGCGGTCTGCGCCCTTCTCCTGTCGGCGGTCAATCATCTCCTGTGCGCGGAGTCCCTCAGCGAGGGTCGGGGTCATCAGACCCTGCTCCACGGCGGAGTGAACGTAGTCGCGCACCAAGCCAGCAAGGTCGCCCGTCGACTTGATGGTCTTGGACTGCTTCTTCATCACATTGACGGCGGCCTGGCGAAGGCGCTCGTGCGGCTCCGTGAGGTGCTCGCGCTTGTGCTTGCCAAGGGTAATGCGGCTGATGTACTGGGCGTTCTCATCAAGCCACTCGGAGATCTTAAGGTCTGGTACCCCGTCGCGCATCTTCTTGTTGATGGTCTCGACGAGTGGGCTACGGCAGACGTGGCAGCCAGTCAGGACTGGTGCGAGGTCAGTCAACTTTATTCCCAATCAGAGCGACAATCTCGTTATCGGAGAACCCAAGAGACTTAAGTTTCATCAGCGCGGAACTCTTTGCAAGTTCTTGAGACTGGATTTGTCTTGATGATTCCTGTTCCATATTCTCTATTTCCTGTATTTCTGAAACCGAAAGTGGAATCTCAATATATGTATCCGATGAAATATCGTGAACAAGCTTAGTTGGATTTGTCATTATTTGATACCATACAGTTCTACAACAGTTGACGTTGCAAGTAGGTTGGTTGCGCTAGAACTTTTTACTTGAACAGACGTAATGGCTGAAGTTGAGTTGTTTGACCAAGTTAGAAATCCAATGTTAGGACCGGCGTAATCTCCCAGATAGATTTTTGCCTCCCCATACTTTGCAATAGACGTTGCTGTATAGTTTGGAATAAAGATATGGAGAGAAGTCGCTCCTGTTTTTGTATTTGCCAGTACTGCTGTTCTTGTATTTGTTCCTTTGTTGAAGTCAACGGTAGTAGTCGCAGATGTTCCATATGAAATAGATCCACCGTTTGTTGCGACGCCTTCGTATGTGTATGTTGCAGCTGTAGAGGCATTTACAGTAATCTGAAGATCTGCTCCTGTTGCAGTGCTGGATTTTACTCCGTGGACAACCACAAATAGATGTGTATACGTTTGCGGGATTGAGGTCACAGAGATTGTCTGGGTTGCCGCAGTTATCGTTGTGGTGCTAATCTTCACAAAGTCAGACGACGCTATCGACAAGAATGACGCAGCACCAGATCCATTTGCGGTAAGTACGGTATTGTTTGCTGCTGCACCAGAACTGATCTTTGACGTATCTACAGCTCCAGCATTAATCTTCGCTGCAACAACAGCGTTGTCCGCAAGTTCCGCAGATCCAATTGACGCATCAATGATCTGGCTTGCTCCAACGGAGTTTGCGCTGAGGTGCGTGGAGTTGATCGATCCTGTCGTGATCGAGAGGGATACTGCTCCGGTGCTGGTTGTCGTGGTGGCGGCGATTGGCGACGTAGCACTGACTGACGCGACCGGTAGTACCTGATTCTGCCAGACTGACGCTGTCGAGGAGTAGATGAGCGCCTGGCCGTTGGCCAGGGCAGAGATGTTGACGTCATGGATCTCGTCCAGCTCAGCGCCGTTCTTGATGAGGACGTAGATAGAGCCAGCACCTGCGGTCTGCCCCTTGACGACGATGCCGACAAGGACGCCGTGGTTAGGTCCAGCAGGCTTCGTGGTGGTATACGCACCAGCAATGGTGGGGGAGAGCCAGAGAACTGCTCCGTCTACGATGCCAGCGGCGCTGGTGTCAAGTCCAGTGAGGAGTCCCTGGTTCGTAACGTAGCCGTCGGTATTAGACGTGATGTTTTCTTCCACAATACCAAAGGTCCTTGAGGAAGTGGCGTCGGCATTGGCAAGCGCCTTCTCAATGGTTGGCACCGTACCACTTGAACCGACGATATAGACCACCGAACCCTTGGTGATCGTTGATGCGGTGCTGTTTCTGACCTTCGTTCGCGTGCGAGCAGCGTTCTCTGCGCTCGTAGCCGTAGCGTCGATGCTGACGCTTAGGACGCCAGCGGTGGAGAGCGTCGCGGAGATTGGCGACGTTCCAGAGGCGCTTGATGCGTAGTTTCCTGCGGTTTGGTAGCTCCCTGCTGGCTGATAACTACCCGCAGACTGGAACCCGGTGGTGTTGATGGAGACGCTGACCGTTCCGCCAGAGACCACCGAAGAGATCGGGGAGATCCCGACCACCGAGGTGAGTCCGCTCGTGGATGCAGGGTTCCAGATTGTCCCGCCAGTTCCGTCGGCAACGAGGAGGTAGCCGTTCCCCGCCGTTCCAGAACTGATGGAGATTGTGGAGGTGTTGCTGGTAGAGGAGATGGAGACAGGCGACGTGCCGATGACCTTGGCAACGTACCCGCCAGTCGGGACAGAATCCTTCAGTGTCTGGAACTCATTGGTGTCGATCCACTGGAGGGTAGGCTCTACGCCAGAGATGTCGGCGTTGAACTCCTCGTAGAGCTGGTCGGGGATGGAGAATACCGTATCAGCCGGCCCGACGATGTCGTAGCCGTTCCAGTGGATATTGATCCGTCGACCGAACTTGAATGTAGCCATCTAACTCCTTACAGTGCCGTCATGCGCGGGAGGGAGATCGGATTGGGAACCACTGGTCGCACTGCGCCAGATGCCCCACCTGGGAGTCCCCCAACTGGCGAGGTGCGTGGTGCTACCTGCGGGGCTGTGCGATCTTGTCCTGGCGATACTGGTGCGCTAGGTGGAACAACTCCAACCGTGCGATCCTCTGGAGTCATTCCAGATGGTCCTGGCTTTGGCTGAGCGTACATTGCTCCGGTGCCAGAATATCCGCCGCCAGTCTTGACGGTCACCTGCTGGACTGCTGGCATGCCAACGTTCTTATCCTTTGCAGGAGGTGGCGTCGTACCCTTCGGGGTATTAATCGGAGTGGAGGAAGGCTCAGAATAGTTCTTCTGATCGTAGTAAGAAGGAGCAGAGTCAACAAGGTAGCTGTATTCCTCTGGAAGGTTTCCGTATGCCTGGAGTGCCTTGGCAACTTCCTTGGTCACCATGCTGAGGTCAATCTTGCCAGTCGTAGGATTGGTCGCTGCCATATCGAAGGTCGTCTTGTTGCCAACCTCCCACGGTCGCGTCTGCCACGACCAGGTTTCTGGATTGAAGCCAACCGTTTGACCGCTTCCTGGGATGGACTTGGCGCTGTTGCCATTTGGAAGAATCCAGGCCGGTGGGTTCGGGGTTGGCTTGAAGTTTGGATCGTCTGGAGTCATTCCAGCGCCAAGGGCGGGGTTGTTCTTCGGGCTGGTTGCTGCGTAAGGGTCAACCTGCCAGCCAGCGTTCTGACCGTCCCATCCAGCATTCGTGTACTCGATGGTGGTCGTCCCGTCTGGGTTCTGAACAGTCTTGTATGCGGGCGGGTTGTACCCAATCGATCCAGAGTCCGGAATCGATTCTGGGTTAGTGACTGGCTTCAGGTCAGTAGGATACTCACGGAGCGGGAGGCCAAATGGACCTGTAAGTTCCATCCTGGCAAGTGTCTGTTCAAACGTTTCTCCGACACTGGAGAACGTTTCCCTCATCCCTTGCTCGGCAATGCTTCCCCTTGGTGGCATAAACCCAGAATCAACAAACTCCGCCCATCCATCTGGCTTGTTCGGATTTGGCGTCTGTCCACCCTCCCCGATGATCGGCTCGCGCGTTGAATCATATGCCCACGGTCGTGCTGCCTCGAATGGCGAAGGCGGTCTTGCATTTGGATTGTTGATGCGTTCAAGAAGCCACGGATATCGCGCCGTCTTGGGGTCTTCGCCGCCTGCCGCATTGACGAGATTGTCGTAGTTGGCTCGGTTGTTTGCAG